GCCAAAGTGTTCAACAGCGACGCCGAGCGCATGGTGGATATTCTGTTCAGCCAGCTCAAGCAGGTGTTCCCGGCGTCCACGCAGACCAACCTGCGCAGTGAAGCGGATGAGCGAACGGCCAAACAGCAGTGGATCGCCACGTTCGTTGAAAACGGCATCCGCAGCCGCGAGCAACTGGTGGCCGGGATGCAGAAGGCGCGCGCCAGCGTCTCACCGTTCTGGCCGTCGCCGGGACAGTTCGTTGCCTGGTGCCGTGAAGGCAAGGGCACCCTGGGCGTGAGCCCGGCGGACGTCATGACCGAGTTCTGGAAGTGGCGGAAGCTCGGCTTCCGGTACCCCACCAGTGAGCAATACCCGTGGCCGAAGCCGATCCTGTATCACGTTTGCCTGGAGCTGCGCCGCCGGGGCGTCGACCGGCAGATGAACGAGAAAGAGCTGCTCAGCGAAGCCGGGAATCTGCTGGCGCACTGGGAGAAGCGTGTTGCAGAAGGCAAGCCGATCCCGCCGATCCGCCGGGCGCTTGCAGCGCCACACCAGGACCGGGGGCCGACGCCTGCAGAAATGCTAATGGCTGAGTACAAGCGCCGCCAGGCGCAGGGGAGGGTATGACCATGTGCAATCGCTTAAAACCGAAGCAAAAGGCCATCGTGGAGTTCATTAAGGCAAACGGACCGGCAACGCCCCGCCAGATCCGTAAGCTGCTCGGTTGCGACATCCGTGAGGCTTATGACCGTCTCAAACGCTTGGGTATGACCGGGATCGTCAAAAACATAGGCAAACCGAAACATTCGGAATACCAGTTGGTGCAGCGCTGGCAGTAAAAGATTAAACAGCCAAAAGCTGTAATTCCAAACTGTACCGTCGGTAGCAGAAGTTGGCCATCAGAAATGGCAGAGTTGTTAAATTTGAAAAATTATGAGGTGTAAGATAAAAATAATTGCTAAAGCTTGTTGCAAATTTAACTAGGCTCAAAATGAGGCCCAATCTTGTTAAATTGGGCCTTTGGGTTTCATCCAAACTGTACTCGATATGCCTGCGTATCGAATCTTGCGGAATTCAACAGATCGATACTCTTGGTTATCATTAGCTCCTTTTTTTCAGGGCTCGTTGCAAGATAATTATCGCAATCAGTGCATTTACTAATTTTTTCTAAATAATTAGAAGCGATAGTAGGCTCATCAAAAACCTGTGCTTTACGTTTAAATTTTGCCAAGCCCAAAGGGTCAGTTACTTCATCCGAGTGAGGCGTGAACATTAATGCTATAGATATCATGTCCGGGTACTGAGACTCAGGTAAAACTTTATACTCCATCGCATCTAGAATTTTAACTGTTGTTTTAGGTGTTAAACTAAGAGAAAATGATAGCAGCCATTTGCAAAGTGAGGTGGAAATTATTTTCCTAAAGACCTCACACTCAGAGAAAGCCTTATTCAAGGTTTCTTCATCAAATACATTAAAGATTTCTCGGGATTTATCTTTAAAAGATTCATGAGTTAAGTTTGATTTATAATGTTCTTTAAAAGATGATAAGGCGTCGTCGTGGATATGATCAACGCCAACTCTTGTAGTAAGAAAAAGCAGCCATGGTTTATCACGATGATTCTGTAGTTGGATTATTTTGGTTAATAAATTGTAATGGTTTGGATTGCCATCTCCAGGTTTTCTTTTAGTTATACTATCGCAAAAATCCAAGTTTATAACATCATAATCAGAAAAATCTTTAAATCGCTCATATGCAAGGGAGCCTTTATTTATAATGGTCAAAATGTTATTGTGATGATACTCTGAGTTTGG